AGCGAAATTGCCTCGGCGCGTTCACCAATCTTCTTTCCAAGAAGGTCGCCCAACTGGGCCATCTTCGCGTAGTTGGACTGCGCTTGGTCAGCGTAGTCAACGTAGGCGCTGTCAATCTCCGCAATGGAGATGGTGAGCGTCTGGTTCGTCTCCGTCACGTCAACGAACGGAATGACGTTGGAGAGCGTCGAGCGGCCCGCTGCCGTGTTGGTCAGCGTTGCGACCGCAGGCTCATTCGAGGTCGAGATGAGCGGGAAGTTGTGAATTTGCGTGTCGGTGTAGACGACATCGTTCACATCCATCCAGTTCTGCGGTTTGTCTAGCCGCTTCGCAAGGCGGGTTTCCCACGCCTGCTGATAAATGTATGCGGAAGCCATTAATGTAATTTGAGATGAGTAATCTCAGGCGATTACTTGCGCCACGGAGGGTTGGCGACTGAGGTGCGGTTCATAACCGCGTCAACCACCTGTGCCCGTAGGTCGAAGTCTGCGGGCAGCTCCTTGAACCCCGATGCCTCATACTTAGCGATTGCCGCAGCCAAATCGTTCTGCTGGCTGCCTGAGCGCTTGGTCGAGCTGGGAGTAGCAGCCTGAAGCTCTCGTTGAGCCTTGTTGGCTTCGAGCTTCTTGGCAACGTAGTCGTCCTTGAGTGCCTGGCGGACGGTCATACCCGTGCGTGCCATAACCTTCTGAACGACTGCGATGTCCTCGTCCTCGGTGATGCCTTTGAGGTCAAGGTAGTCGAGCTGCGTGTCGTCTAGTTCGCCTGATTTCTTGTCTTGCGATTTGGAAGATGTTTCGCTCTTAGTCTCAACAAGACGCTTGAGACGAGCTATCTCCACTTTGTCTGCACGGCGCCGCTCGCGAGTAGTAATGTGCTTCTCTTCGAGGGACTTGATGCGGTTCTTGAGTTCGTTGATGTCGTCGGTCGGTTCGGGGGCTTCCTCTTCGGCTTCCTCCTCTACCTCTTCGATGACTTCAGGAACCTCTTTTTCATTAGGGTCTTGCATAATGAGATGCGAGTTCACTTTGACGCTGAAGTGAGAACGGATAATTCACTCTTTGATGGCGGGGAGTGAGAGACCCAAGTAATTAGTCGCCGTCAACGAACCGCGTCATCAATACTTTGATGTCAAACGCGGAAGCGGTAGAGGGCTTGCGAATGTAGGTGAAGCAAACGGTGCTGTCTGCGAGGACGGTAAGCACGGGCTTGCTTTCGAGCACGGTGGACGATGCAACCTCCAAGTCAATACCCGTACCCGCAGCGATGGTGATGTCTATGCCAGCCGTGGTAGAGGCGTTGGTGAAGCACTGATGCGCCACGTCTCCCGCCCTCGGCACGAAGTTGCGGAGCGTCGAGGATGCGGGCCACGTCAGGGTCAGGTCGCCCGTGTTGGGAGTGAACGAGATGTGGTCGAGCGGAATGCCGCGAGGAGCGATGTCGTTTGCGCCAAGAGTTTGGGTCGTGGCAGTGGTCGAGGTCGCTACGGAATTGTGGTACGAAACGCCTGCGAGGAAGCGCTGATACTCCGTGTGGTCGGGGCCGGCGGAGCCAGCGAGAGGCTGTTCGGGCTGGAAGAAGGCCCATGCGGTGAGGCCAACGACTGCCGCGAGGAGTACACCGATAGTAATATCTTTCATTATTTTCCTTTGGACTTTTTTTTAATCTTCTTCCCTTCGACCTTTGGGGCTTCTGCTTGTGCCCTCAGCTTGTCTTTCAGTGAGGGGCTTCGTGCTTCGTATAGGCTCATGTTGATTGGTTAATTGAATAAACGAAAAACCGTATGCATGAGGCACACGGTTGAAGTCCTGAAGGAAGAAAGCACTACCAAACTTCCCTCAGGGCCTCGGCCGAGTGCCCCAAGTGTGTAGTGCTTTTCAAATTGTCAACGAACTTAGCGGTACAGAATGGTGCTCGTAGGCATATTCCCCGACACCAAGTCGAGATACAGGCCGTCTGTGTATTGAGCGTCGAAGGTGTATGTCCCTGTCGCCACTGAGCTTGGGAAGGAGACGATGAGGATGGTTGAGGTGGCCTTGTTGCCTGTACGGAGGTCAACGTTGGTGGTCGTAGCGTTGTAGATATTGAAAATGCCTGACGCAGCACCCGTAATGGTTATCTGGGCCAAGCTGCCGGTGCCCGTCCGTATCAACGTATCTCCCGTGATGGTAGCGCCGTAGATGGTAGAGGCAGCCGTGGAGGTGGCCATATACTCGTTGGTCTCTTCGACCGAACCCTTCACATCGAACCCGCCCTGAAACATTACAAACGAAAGCGCCGTTATAAATATTGCGATGGAGAGAACGACAAACTGAAGTGTGCGTGTCATATGTATTTTTAATTATAGCAGATTTTTTTCTGTCAACGGTGTTTGGGCTCGCGCTCCACGGGCGGAGGCGGAGATTTGTGACTGGCAATCTCCTTGAACGCCGCTTCGACCTCTTGGCGTCCAACGTGGCGGGCACGGGTGATTTGCCCCAAGAGGATGTCATCAGCACCCTCGGCATACGGGATGCTGTCAAAGCGTTTTAGCAAGAGCGCCTTTACCGCGTCGAACAGGGCTTGGTTGTCGGCTATAAGCCTCAGTATGTTTTCCATTAGGCAGCTTGGAGTTCGGGCACTTCAGCGGGGGTTGGTTGTGCTTGGGCCTGCATCTGCTCTGCCATCTTCTCGATGCCTGAGAAGTCCATCGGGGAGAGGCCTGAGAACTCGATGATTTGGTTCCAGCCCTTTGCCATGCCTGGGATTTGCATAACTTGAGCGAAGCCTTGGGGATTGGAGAAGGCAAAGCGCCAGAGGTTCACTACCTTGTCGGTGAGCTGGGAGAGGTTCTTAGATTTGCCTGCCACTGACACCTTGACCGCAAGGGGCTTGTCTTTGAACTCGCCCTTCAAGATTTCAATAAACTGCTTGTTGCCCTTCTTCTGAAAGTCTGTCCTGAACTTGTCCTCAAACGCGGCTTGCTCTTCGGGGGTAAGGGGCAACTCACCATTCAGGATGCGCTCGTTGTTCTCCTTGGCTACCGAATTACGCACCAAGCAGTCGGCAACGTATTGCAACTCTTCCAATGAAAGCTCGGAAAGGAACTTGGCTCCCTGCGTAATCTTCTTGGTGATACGGGGAATGAAGTCGTCTGTGTAAATCTCCTCAATATGCTTGGCGAACTGCTGCCTGCGGTACTCGTGCATTCCTTGGTTCGTTGAAACCACCAGCTCTTGCAGCTTGAACGGCGTACCAGAGGCGGGGCTTTCACCCATGATGGCGTCGTTGGCTGCTGCCATCTGTTGTGCATGGGCCTCCCATTCATTCACGTTGTCCTCGAAAGCTCTGAGATTGCGGGGGAAGGTATCAATTTGCTTCAAATCCCCTTCGCCAAGGTCAACGATGGTGAGGTTGTCCATGTCGCGGACGTGGTTGCGGGTGGCGATAGTGGTTGAGTTGGCCCCCGTAGCTCCAAGGATGGTCTTGGAGGCCGCTTCGAGCATGTCTATCTTCCGCTTGACGCTGTAGTTTGTCCACACCTGCGCCTCAAACAACTCTTCAGCTCCGCCAAAGCCCAAAGCACGGCCATGAACAGGGTCGCGCTTGATGAGCTTGAACGGGCTCTTCGTTTCGGGGGCGGTGTAGAGAACAACGCCGTCGCGTCTGGTGTCTCCCTTCTTCTGGTAGAAGGCGACTATGAAAATGCGGGTTTCGTACCGGCCTGAGGTATCGCCACGGTCAGCAAACTTCTTCGGCAGGTTTCCGTGGACTTCGTAGACTTCGATGTAGCGCCCTGGCGTTTGGGCGACCTGCCCGTTGCGGTCGTCCTTCTTCTCTTCACGGGAGAGCTTTATCAACTCAGGAATGGTGATGGTCGCGCCGTTCTTCTCGTCTCCCCAGCCCACCGCTTCCATGTCGAGCAGCTGGTCTGGTGAGTAAAAGTGCTTAATGCCGATCGGCCCTGAGAGGAGGTCGGTCTGGTCGCAGAACGCGAGGGACTGCAACGGGACTACCTCGCGCCCCTTCGCGGTGGTCTTAGACAACCCCCCGCCGTAATCAATACGGGAGACGTTTAGCTCGTCAAAGAAGGTGTCGAGGTCGTTTTCAATGACAAACACGTCATCGTGGTACTTCTTCACCAAGAAGGAGAGGTGATAGTTCTGCGGGTCGTTGACGTAGAGCTGCACGTCCTTCATCTCGATATCCTCCGTGCGATGTTGGAGGTTCAAGATGGGGCGGGTGATGTTCTTAACAGGGGTGAAGTCGTCCTTACCGTTCAAGAGCTGGGAGTGTGCATAGAGCTCTGTGGTCTTGATGTGGTCGGCCATGCTCCAATTCCACCTATCGTTGATGGGAATGGGCTTTTTGTACATCGCCTCCTGCGTCTCGATGTAGTCAAATATGTCCGAGTAGTCAGGCATTAGACGTAGAGAAATTCTAGCGGCTTTCGTTGGTCAGCGTATTGCATGAAAAGTTTGTTCTCGAATTTGCGCTTGTCGTAATCGGAGAGGTCTAGCCATTTGCGCCCGTTGTGCACTACCTTCTTGCGGTCTATTTCCAGCACCAGCTTCCCTTGGCGGTCGAACGCCTGCACATACCGCTTGTTGTTCTCGTTCTCGGCAAAGGCATTCCAATTCATTTCAATCCCGACGCAAGCCACTTCGCCCGCACCATCTGGGTAGACGGTGAGGTGAAGTAGAGCTGCTTAATCTTGAGAGGGTTCATGGGCACAACCTTCTTCAGCTTGCCCTGAGAGATGGTCAGCGTCCCTTTATTGAAAATCTTGGCGGGTTTGGGGAGAGATTGGAGCGCTTCAAGCGGCGTCGCGCCTGAACCCGTGTATGTGTCCGAAGCAATGGCGAGCGTGATAGTGTATTCGTCTTTCTTCACGGAATTAATTGTACCACGATTTTGTTTGTCAACGGTGCTTCGCCACTCGCGGCTTCTGCTCGTAGCGGGGCATCATCTCAATCATCTCCAAGCGGTGTATCTGGGGAGCCAAGGAGGACATGGCGTAGCGTATGGCGTCCATTGAGTGCGACCACAAATGGTCAGGCTCGTTGATGATGCGCCCGTCCTTGTCGGTCATCCATAGGTAGTTGCGATACTCCTTGAGGACGTTAACAGAGCGCTTGGTGACGCTGATTTGCTGCTGCTGCACGCCTTGAATGCCGTTGTTGACGCTATCTTTCCCCTTCACCGTGGGCTGGATGAGCACGCCGTAGGTGCGGATTTCGTCAATGGACTTCGGTTCGGCACTGTCAGCGATACACAAAGCCTTCCTGGGCTGGGCAATGAGGATGTCGGCAATCTGCTTGTTTGATAGCCCTTTTTGAAAGGCCACCTCGTCCACGATGTAGCCGCCGTTGTAGTAGTACAGGGCAATGATGGCCGTGGGGTCGTTGGTGTAGCCGAAGTCCAGTCCGTAGCGCTCGAGACGGGCTTCAAAGGGAATTTCGTCTATGGTCTGCCAATGATGATAGATGCGGCCTTCGAGCTGTCCTCTCAACCCCAGTCCGTACACGCGCCAGTAGTTCTTATCGTGCTGGCGAGAGAGTATTTCGTTCTTCTGCCCTTCGTCTAACATCTCGTTGTCGAGGTAGGTGAGCGGCGGGAGGTCGCCGCCGTCGCCCATGAACTCGATGTCATCACGCTTCCCCAAAACCTCGTCGTAGAACCAGAAGTCCTCAGAGGGGTTCCAGTCCAACCAAATTATCTTCTTGGTGCGGGTGAAGAGCTGCGAGACGATGGGCCACGAAATGTTGTTGGCTTCGTTGATGAAGAGAATATCTCGACGTGGGCCGTGTGCCTTACCTACATCGTCAAAAGAAACGAACTGAATGATGCTCCCTGTCTCAAAAGTGTAGTAGCGCGGTGCGCCGCCATTCCATCGCTTGTCGTCCCAGTAGCCATTGGCAATGAGTATTTTCTTGAACTCGGCTATCGCTCCCAAGTCGAGGTGCGGGTAGCTCTCCGACACCACATCAATGACTTCGTTCTTGTGGCACTGGGCGTAATCAATGAGCCACTGAAGAATGGAGACGGTCTTTGCCGCTCCTGAGCCACCTGAGACGGCACGAATGCGCTTCTTGAGCTTAAGTATTTTCCTTACGGCTGTGGTCGATTTGTACATCAAGCG